TTTTTAGGCAGATAATCTGCAAACGATTTAACAGCAGAGGTGTCAGCTTCACCGGCTACACCCGCTTCTGTGAACATTTCGGATTCGGCTTGTGCCTTGTTTGCACCATCAAATGAAGCCAGAACAGCTTCGAATGCGGCGTCTTCCAGACCACCAACAGCGGCGAACAGAGCATCTGATTTAGCATCGCCAACAACAGCTTTGATACTGTCCATACGCTTATCGGCTTTAGCTTGTTCTGCGGCTTTCTTAACACCTTCAGCAACTGCCTCAGCTTTTGCTTTTTCTTCAAGTGCCTTAGTCAGATCAGCTGCAAGAGCAGAGAGCTTGGTTTCATAACCGGCAGACATTTCCGCCACTTTAGTTTCAAACTCAGCAGACTTGGAAGCAAGAGCCTCTTGCAGTTCGGTCATTTGAGCTTGCAGGGCTTCGAGTTGAGCCATTTCTGCATTTTCCTTTTGTTTTGTTGACATACTAAAAAGTTTTGGAAGCATCTTCCCTCCTGTTACCAAACGCTCATCCGTCAGATCAGCCAAATAATCGAAAAACTCAAGACGAGTCATTTTCTTATCAGCAAGCCCTAACTTGATTGCGTCATCTGCCATGAATGTAGCAGCCTGCGTGGACTTAACTCTTGTCAAATCCAAACCACGCATTTCTGCTACATAACCTGTGAACTGCTCATAGAGGGCATCCACTTTGTATTGAATATCGTCAATAAACTCTCGTCTAAAACTGCCATCTTCTGCGTAAGGGATTTTGTTGGAGCCGGCGTATACGAAAGAACGCTCATAGCCTTCCATTTCCAGTGCCTTGCTGTCGTTAATCAAACGAACAACAACACCAATACTGCCAACTTCCGCATCTGGATTTACGATGATTTCGTGAGCAGAAACAGCTAGTCCGTAAGCAGCAGATGCTGCCATTCCATCAACGTATGTGATAAGCTTGATGTTAGCTTCGTCAGCCAGTCTTCTGAGTTCAGACGATGTTTGAATCATTGAGTAGGCTTCTCCACCGCCACTATCTGCAGAGAGAACAACTGTGTGTGCATTCTCCTCAATAGCTTCGTGCATGGCTTCAAGCACAGCTGCGTAGCTTGTACCACCGCAATACATTTCCATACCGGTTGGTTTGTATGTCAGCGGCCCAACAACTTCAATGAATGCAACACCTGTATCCTCGTTCATGGAGAATACACCACCCATTGTTTCTCCATCTTTTTCAGCTTTAATACCCGCAGTTTCTCTGCCATCGAGATAGGATACAATGCTGTCAAAAGATGTTGGTGAGATTAGGTGTGGCGTGTTGCACAGTTTTTCTTTAATTCTTAGTGCGCCGTGCGCCATTATGAATTCTCCATATTTGCCACAGAATTATCTTGGTCTGCAACTTCATCCGACGTCCCGTTACCTGAAGATTTTTCAAGTCCATCACCAGACCTGCTAGAATTGTTTGTAAACTCTAGCTCATCAATATTTGTTCCTTCTGGTAAAGGGTCAGCGCCATATGCGCGTCGAACAGCATTAAGGGTAGGTAGGTCTTTAACCAACAAACCGATGCTTCCGGTACGCTGCATCATCTTCGATAGGTCGTCGGGTTCCAACTCATCAAACTCTTCATACTGGAAAGTAGGGAGTTCTGTGTCAGTCCAACCATTCAGCTTGAACGTATGAGCAATCAGGTCGTTGTTGAGAACGTCTTGAATTTCTTGCAGACGATACTCAAGCATCATTGCAGCAAGGGAGGTTTTAGCACCAGCTAGGCTGAAGCTACCTGCCTTGTCTGTACCCATTGCCAGAACATCAGCACCAAGAGCAACAAGAATCTGAGAGTTGAGGCGCTTAATGATGTCGCCAGTGTCGAATCTGCTACCACCTTCGCTTGACAACAGCTTGAAATCAAAGTATCGTTGCTTTGTGTTCTCGTCTGTGTCGGAAGGAAGAATGATGCCAGCTTGGGCATTCTGATGAAGATTGGCTACAATTTTTTTGTAGTATTCGTAGATGGCTTTGTCAGAAGCAGAGGCATCGGATGCCATGTACTTCGACGGAAGGAGGCCAACGGGAATGCCGCCCAAATCGCGTGCAGCGCCTACAGCTTCCTGTTCTTCCATCATCTTACGATAACGCCAAGTAGTCCAGATAGCTGCCAAAGGGCTTCTACCAAGCGGATTATCTAGCCTGCTATCGGATGTGAAAAGAAGGAACTTCTCGCGAGGAATATATCTTTCAGACTCTACAGGAGCAACAGCTTTATACATCGACGTGAGGTTTGCTGTACTTTGCTTGCAGCCCAGAATGTTTCTTCCCTCGTCATCAAATACCCACTCAACAACTGTGGACTGACTACGAACAGGAAGCTTCTTCCAACCAATCAAACCATCGTTGTATTTAGAGCCTGCTGTCTTAAGACGTTTACGAAACACTTTCTCATGAACACTGAAGCCATAAGGGATGTAGTTTGTAAGCTCAAGAATGAATTGATGAAATGTATGCTCCATATCGTGCATACATGTTTCGATGAATTTTGCTCGTTCAATTTGTTGTGGGGAAGCTCCAGAAGGAGCCTTCACAACCCACTTAACTCTGCCCAACATCATACGTGTGAATTGAATGCCTGTAGCAATTGTGGCATCATTCAGCATTTCATCAACTTCTCTAATGAATGCTGGGAAACGTAGGCGTTGGTTAACTTCTTCTAGGATTCTACCACTAGCTGTTTTAATGCCGGTGTAGCCAATTTCGGAGAGTTTAGTGCGAGGAACGGAAGCGGAGTCATCTTTTTGCAGCTGTGAAGTTTCTAAAGCTTCAGCCATAATGTCTCCTATTTAATTTAAAGTATTTTAACACACAGTGTATGTGTTTGTCAATAGGTGTTTAAAATAAATGTTGTATTGAAATGAAATAAATGTTAGAATCGGATCAGAATGGAAGTCCAGAAGGACGGGAAAGGTCGGGGAGGGTGAATGTTGGCATGTGCATTTGTTTAGCGATTGCATTAAATGCGTCTGCTACAGCATCGACTTGCATTATCTTAAGCAGGGGTCGTTAGCCCCCGCCCAATCTTATTTGTTTTTAAGTTTATCTAATCGTCTGGCGTTTACAGCACCTGCTGACTTGTTCTCATACTCGGTGACAAAGCTGCACAGCTCTGGACAATAAACCTTGTTACCTTCCACCTTAAGGTCTTTATCTAGATTGTACCTATCGCCGTTAGTGTGACCTTTTAGCCATTTCTCAAAGTTTTCAAGTTTTGGTAGGTCTTCTAGAAAATTTGCAAAGCATAGCCATCTTGTACATACGCTTACACCTTTTCCATAGTAACCTTTAAGGTCTTTTTCTGAGTAACAACGTTTCATCATATTTCTCCACAACTGGTAGCATTGTTTCCAATAGGAATTCTTTTTAAATTCCCCCAGATAACCTACCCCATAACTTGATGGATAATACGGGTCTTTTACTTTACCGGCAGTGGCATTGTCAATATAAACGTCAGTTGTGTAACCTGTTTGAAGGAATTGAACAACACAACGTTTACCGTTGATTGACAAAATTACCATATCACCGTAGTTGTTGGATTTAAGAACACTTCCTACAAATCGGTCATTCCTGCGGATGAGTGGCAGGCTTACTGTTTTGTCTCGGAACTCGCCACGTTTCAAAGATGTGATATGAAATATATCTTCATGCCCTGTGTTTACGAAACGAACTTTGAGACGCTTGTTACCAACATCCTCTACTACAACTGCATCACCATAACGATTAGATTTAAATACTTGCATAAGAATTCTCCTATGATAAGATTGCTGCATGTCACCATGCAGATGAGACTATCTCTTGACTCAAATTTGAGCCTTTACTGTTTCGAGTTCACTTGAACTCTACTTCCTTTCGGAATAGTCGTTACACACGAATGTCGAATATAACATCCTTGCTCGGTATTGTCAACATAATTCTATGCTGGTTTTCACCGAATTAAGTAAATTTAGCGACGACCTGTATGTTAATCGTCGTGAGATTTCTGATCCCGTTTCCCACCCGTGAAGTTCTCCAATTCTTCAAAGAAAGCGTCATTCCAATCACCTCTAAGAATCTTAACTCCATTGTTTTCACACAAGGAGGCGAATGGGAGGAAGCGTTGTAGTTTACCAACGTGACCACTAACCTTTGCTGTCTTTACAAACAAGCCCTGTTCTGTTAGAGTCCTTACCATATATTGATGATACGATACACCGCCAGCACCTGAGTCTCTTGGAATAACAACAGGTACGTCTTCACCATCAATAAATGCTTGGTTTGCAATTTGCTGCAATACTTCGCCGCTACGTTTTCTGAACCTAACAACATCTAGGACATAGTATGTGCCCATCGAATCTCTAGCAACCATTGCACCAGCAGTGAAGTCAGGAGAACGATTTGCACTAGAAGCATCTGGCTCTGGTGAAGCTGCCAAGTCCCATGCCCTTACTTTTTGAATAATTTTAACATCGGGTGGAAGTGTATCAATTACTTCGCACCACTCACGCTTCCAATATCCATCAGCTTCAGCAGCGGCATACCAAGAGCCATAGTAAAGACGTAGCTTATCAACACGCTTCAAGTTCTGAAGACGTTTAACATACTCCGGGAGGCGCTTCATAAGCACAGGATTGTCCTGCACTGTAGCAGGATGGAACGAGTAGGTCATTGCGTTGACAGATGGATACTTCTCTTGAAGCTCCTCTCTTGTATCAGCAAAAACTAAGCTTCCGCTGTATTCCGCAAAGAATCTCTGCTTAGGGGCAAGCTCTCGTTTTGGAATACCTTCATCATCAAGGCAATACTGAACGAACTGCAAAAGGAATGATGTTTTGAGTGGGTTACATGTGTTGATTAGTTGGTGTGGTGCGCTACTTCTAGAACGAAGTCGTGACATCAGATACATAACTTGAACTTGACTGTGGTGTTGAGCTTCCATGTGTTCGTGTGCAGTCGTTAATTGCACACCGCCGTTAGGCTGCTCGAAGTTTCCAACGAGTTCGGACTATATCATAACTCAAAATGAGTTGGTACTGTTTCACCCCACTTGGGATTACGCCTTTCGGCTAGTCATGGTTTTACATTTAGTTTGTAAGTCATACTTGGGATTTGACTTACGTATTCACGAACAATATTTAAAAACTTTCTAGCCTCTTTTGTTCCGCAGATAAGTGCATAAGAATTCTTCATCTTCCTTTGCCCAAACCTAACTCCCCAAACTTCTTTGAAGTAGTCGATTAAAATCTGGTTGTTTTCCCTTGTTGTACAAGTACTGATTGTCAACACGCTACCGGTTATTTTACCATTTTTATCTTTTCTTGAAGATATACTACCATCGTCCATGTACAAGATCGCAATGTGTTGTGCTGACAGTCTATTTAGAAGTTTTCGACTGTAATAATTCTTATAGCCATCTTTATATAAAATACGACGTAGTAATTTCCCCCATTTTGTAGTTCCGATGTAGAGACTACTGGCTGGAAACCCACTGTTGTCAATATCCTTTATTTCCGAGCAAGATACACCGTTACTAACCAGAAAATCTCTTTTCCAAATTAAGTATTCTTTCTGAGCTGCGCAGTGTACAATTTCACCAGACCCTTGTTTAGATAAGTATCCATCTCCCAAGATGACACTAATCAATGCGTTTCGTGAATTTCTATCAAACTTCATATAAACCTCCATACGCTTATGCGATGTTATTTTTCACTTTTAGTCTCTGAGCGTTCTCCACATAACAGGAGCTTCGCTGCTGATTGCCCAATCCTCTTGTTTTCAAGCATTCACACTTATCGTTTCCGATTATGTTGTAGCCAAGAGGCTCTAAGGGGTTTCCAGCAATAAATACCTTTATAGTGGACAAAACATATCCACAAAAATCAT